GGTCGGGCTGGTTCGTCGGCTCGACCGCGCTCGACCGCGCACTCACGCTGAAGTCGATGCACGACGACGGCTTGCCGCTCACGCTGTCATGGTCCGAATTCCTCTACAAAGTCGTCATCACCGAGTTCGAGGCGGATTTTCAGCGGGAATATCAGATTCCCTATCACATCTCATGCACGGTCGTTCAAGACTATCTGAACGATGACGGCGGCGGCGAAGTGCCGAGCGTCGACGAACTGATCAACACGGACCTCTCGACAGCGACATCGCTCTCGTCGAACTTCCCTTCGCTCGCCGCGCCGATGGCGACGCTCAACTCGGCGATCAGCGCCGTCTCGTCGTTCGCGAGCGCGGCGAAAAGCACGATCAACGGCGTTCTTCAACCGCTCAACGCCGTGCGCTCACAGGTGCAAGTGCTCATCTCGTCGACCGAAAACACGCTCATGAGCGTGACGACGCTCGGCGGGGTTCTGCCGAGCAATCCGTTATCGCGCCAGGTCGCGAGCATCAGCACGCAGATCAACGCCATGCAGAATCAAGCGGCGCTCGTGCAGTTGAATAGCGTGCTCGGCCGCATGGGTTCGAACCTCGGGCAGATCAATAGCGGCGTCAAGACGGTGCAGGTCGGCGGCGGCAATCTGTTCGACCTGGCTTCGAAGTTCTACGGAAAGGTCAGCGGTTGGACGGCGTTGCAGAAGGCGAATCCGCAACTCGGCAACGACACGAACATCAGCGGTAATCAAACCATCACCATTCCGCCCTATACGGGCGACTCTGGAGGCGTGCTAGATGCCTAACACCGCGCAGGCGGTACGCGGCGCGGTGACACTCGCAGGCAAGGATCAACCTCTGACGGCGATCAAAGGGTGGATCGCGCTCGAAGTCGACAACAACAACTTCGCGAGCGCGGACACCTTTTCGATCACGTTCGCCGCGAACAAGCTGCCGCCCGATCGCGACTTGAACTGGATTTCGAGTCAAACCGAGATTTACGTCGAGATTTTCGCGGGCGTTCCTGACGATCCGAGCGATTGGAACGAAAAAGAACTGACGTCGCTGATTTACGGCCAGGTCGACGCGCTCGAATATGACCCGGTTGCGGGAACCGTCCACCTCTCCGGTCGCGACCTCACGAGAGTTTTCATCGACGCGAAAACGACCGAGAAATGGCAGAACAAAACGTCGTCGCAGATTGCGCAAATCCTCGCGCAGCGGCACGGCATGACTGCCAGCGTGACGCCGACAAAGACGCTCGCCGGCAAGTTCTACGAAATCGATCACGACAAGATGACCGCGGCGCGTACGGAGTGGGATTTGCTCTGCGAGCTGGCGCGGCATGAGCAATACGATGTTTGGGTCGACGGCCAAACGCTCAACTTTCATCCGAAGGTCGACGCGTCGACGGTGACGCCCTTTCGCGTGAACTGGACACCGCCCGACGCCGAAACCGGCTACTCGACGAGCAACGTCGAAGGCTTGCGGCTGGAGCGCGCGCTGACCGTCTCGAAAGGCATCGTCGTCGTGGTGCGGTCATGGAACGACGCCGCGCAGCAGGTTTTCACGTCCACGTTCCCGCCGAGCAAGCAAACGACGGTCAAGCCTGGCGCGTCGAAAATCGGCGGCGGATCGCAGACGTATTACTACAGCGTCCCGAACCTCACGCAAGAGAAGGTGTTGCAGTTCGCGCAGGCGAAGTACGCGCAGATCATTCAACACGAGATGAAATGCGATTTCGTCATCCCTGCGGCCGGCAATGACGCGCTCACCGTGTCGAGCGTGATCGCGCTGAGCGGCACCGGTACGGCGTGGGATCAAACCTATTTTCCCGACTCGCTGCGGCGCGCGCTCGACTTCGAGAGCGGCTACACGCTGCACGTCAGCGCAAAGAACCATTCACCCGACACGCAGGAGGCAGAGTGAGTCGTCTCGCTAACGCAATGAGTCAGCGCGCGGCGCTCGCGATGCTCGACCTGACGACGCCGCGCACCGGCCTCATCACGTCGTATGACCCAAAAAAGCACGCCGTCAAGGTCGCGATTCAGCCGGAAGGCGTCGAGGTTGCGGGCTGGATTCCGCTCGGCGCGATCGGCGTCGGCAACGGCTTCGGCATCGTGTGCGGCCCGAACCTCGGTGACATGGTGCAGGTCGCGTTCGATAACGCATCGCCGAACGCGCCGCGCATCGTCGGGCGCTTCTTCTCGAACGTCAACATGCCGCCCGCAGTTCCGAGCGGCGACACGTACATCGTCCACCAGTCGGGGAGCGCGCTGAAGTTCAACGGCGACGGGACGATCACAGTCACCGCGACATCGAGCATCACCTACACGGCGACGCAACACCATTTCGTCGGCCCTGTTCAGATGGATAACACGCTGCTCGTGAAGCAGACGATGACCGGGCAAGGCGGTATGGCGGTATCGGGCGACAACGGAACCGGCGCGACATCGACGATCACCGGCAACCTCGCAACAACCGGGTCGATCACCAACAACGGCAAGAGCATCGGCAGCACGCACACGCATAGCGGCGTTCAGTCGGGTTCGAGCAACACCGGGACGCCTGTATGAGTGACTTGTACCATTTCTGGGGCAACGACCTAACGGTTGCTGCCTCGGGCGATCTATTGCTCGCCGGCAGTAGCGACACGACGCAGCAACAGATTCTTCGCGCGCTGCTCACCAATCCCGCCCTCTCCGACCGCGCAGGGAACCCGCTCGCAACCGCCGATTACTCGGATCACCCCGACTTCGGCGCGGGCCTGCCGCGGCGCGTCGGCTCGACGCTCAACGTCGCGGAGCTGCGCGCGCTCGTTCGAAGCGTTGTCGTGTCGTTTCCAAGCGTCGCGCGCACGCCGTCGCCGCAAATCGATGTGACGCCGTTCAACGACGGCGCAACGATCGACATTCAATACGCCGACCTCATCACCGGCACGACTGAAACCCTCTCTTTCGACATCAATCAATGAGCGTCAACACCCAATCATTCACGCAACTCCTGACCGGATTTGCGACGACTGTGCAGGGCGCCGCGTCATCGCTTGTGAACTTCGTCATCGGCTCGGTTTTGCGCGCCATCGGCGAAGGTACGGCGTGGGTTGCGCTCTGGCTTCAGGGCTTAATCCTGAACGCGATTGCACTGACGCGCGCGGCGACGTCGAACGGCGCGGACCTTGATACATGGTTCGCGCAATACGGCTTCACGCGGCTCGCACCGACAGCGGCAAGCGGTTCGGTCACATTCTCGCGCTTCACGACGACGCAGCAGGCGGTCGTTCCGGTCGGCTCGATCGTTCAGACCGGCGACGGCACGCAGCAATATCAAGTCGTCGCCGACACCACGAACGCGGCGTATAGCGCGACGCTCGGCGGCTATGTTATCGCGGCCGGCGCTGCGTCAGTGACGTGTGCGGTAGTCAGTATCACGCCAGGCTCGAACTCGCTGAATCTTCCTGATTCGTCGGGCAACGTCAGCGCGAACACGATCACCGCGCTTTACCAGTCGATTCCGTTCGTCGACACGGTAACGAACGCGCTGCCATTCGCGAACGGCGTCGACGCGGAATCCGATGCGGCGGCACGCGTGCGCTTCGTAGGGTATCTCGCATCTCTCGCGCGGGCAACGAAGGCGGCGATCGGCGCCGCAATCACGGCGCTTGGCGCGAACTTCACGTACACGATCGGCGAGAATCAGACGAAAGCCGGCGTCACGCAGATGGGCTACTTCTACGTCATCGTCGACGATGGGAGTGGCGCGCCGGGTTCGACGGTGCTCTCTGCTGTCTATAACGCAGTCGACGCGGTGCGGCCTTTCACATCGACGTTCGGCGTGTTCGCGCCCACAGTCGTCAATGCGACCGTCGTCATGACGCTGCAAACGACGTCGGTCGGCGTTGCTCACTCGGCGACGTGCTCGCTCGTTCAAACGGCGTTGCTCTCGTATATCAACACGCTACCGCTCGGCGCGAAACTGCCGTACTTCAAGCTCGGGCAAATCGCGATCGACGCATCGAGTGACGTGCTCAGTGTGCTCACGCTGACGATCAACGGCGGCACGTCCGACCTGACGGTGACGAATCAGCAAGTCGTAAAATCCTCTTCGGTATCGGTGAGTTAAATGACCGGCGACCAACAGGATTTCTTCAAGCGCATCAAAGCGCGCATGCCTAGCGGCTGGTTCGGATCAACCTCGCCGATTCTCGATGCGCTGATCAAAGGCATCGCGTCGGCGTTCGTGGCGGTCTATGCGGCCTATCAGTACATGCTCGCGCAAACGCGCTTGCAGACGTCGACCGATGGTTGGCTCGACCTCTCGGCGGCGGATTACTTCGGCGAGAGCGGCTTGCCGCGACTGGCGAACGAAACCGATCCGAACTACCGCACGCGCATCAAAATCAACATCATCCGAGAGCGCGGCACGCGCGCGGCGATCACGAAGATTCTGACCGACCTCACCGGGCGCGCGCCAGTCATCGTCGAGCCGACCCGGCCGCAGGATACCGGCGCGTATGGCTTCGCGATGGGTTACGGCGTCGCGGGCGCTTATGGCTCGCTGCTGCACAACTATCAGGCATTCGTTACCGCGTACCGCCCTTCCGGCTCCGGCCTTCCATACCTTCAGGGATATGGCACGTCTCCGGGCGGTTATGCAACTCCCTCGCGCGCCGCTTACGCAAACATCGGCGATATGACGGCCGGCGTCACCGACGCGGCGATCTATGCCGCAATCGCTTCCGTTCTGCCCGTAGCGACGATTGCATGGGTCGCGATCAGTAGCTAAAATGGCGGAAGCCCCGGCGTGCGCTAACACGTGACGGGGCTTCCTAACCACCATCCGCTATTGGGAGCGAACGATGGCTGACACTCATTTTGCCACAAAGACATGCGCCCGGTGCGCCGCGCACAAGCCCCTGACTGAATTCAACAAAGATAAGTCGTCGGGCGACGGCCTTCAGTACAAGTGCCGCGCTTGCCAGAAGGCGGTTCGCCGAGACTGGTATGAGCGCAACCGAGAGCGCGAGATTCAGAAGGTAAAGGATTGGGCCAAAAGCAATCCTGAGAAGGCGCGCGAGAAAGACCGGCGACGACATGCGGCACACCCAGAAAGAAGCCTAAATCAAGGTAGACGCTGGCGCGCTGCGAACCCTGAGAAATACTTGGCGCAAAAGCGCGCATGGAAGGCGGCGAACCCTGAAAAGGTGCGCGCTACCGCCCGAGCGGCCTATGCGAAAAACCCGGAGCGTGAACTTGCGAAGGCGCACGCTCGGCGAGTCAAAAGCCCGGCAACCGGAACTGTGTTCACGAGAAAGGATGTTGCGCGGATTTTCGCGCTTCAGAAAGGCAAGTGCGCTTGCTGCAAAATCAGTCTCGGCGATAGGTATCACCGCGATCACGTCATTCCTCTCGCCCTTGGCGGCACAAACGACCACTTGAACATTCAGCTTTTATGCGCGCCATGCAATAGAAAGAAACACGCAAAGCATCCAGTCGATTTCATGCAAGAAAACGGTTTCTTGCTTTGAACCTAAGTAAGCCGCAAACAAGCCCGCCATGTGCGGGCTTTTTTATTGGAGTTCCACTTTGGATCGTCAAATTATTTATGCCGGGCAGGTGCCTTTGGAAACGGACCTTCTGAACACGAACAAAAACGCGATGTTCGCGCTCGGTCAGTTCGCGCAAGATGTGCTCGGCACTTCGACCGTTTTCAACGGCCTCGGGTGCGTTCCAAACTCGCCCGCCGCGATGAATGTCATCGTGCAACCCGGCTCGGTTTATGCGCAAGCGGCGCTCGATGCGACTGCTTACTCGTCGCTCGCAGCCGATTCGACCGTCACGCAAAAGCAAGGCATTCTAAAGACCGCGCAGACGTTCTCCACACCCGCTCCGCTCACGTCCGGCCAATCGATCGTCTACCTGATTTCGGCGGCTTTCCTCGAAGCCGATACGGGTGCGACCGTGCTGCCGTATTACAACGCGTCAAACCCGGCGCAGGCGTACAGCGGGCCGAACAATCTCGGTACGTCGCAAAACACGCTTCGGCAAGACACGGTTTCGCTGACGCTAACGGCCGGCGTTCCAGCAACGACCGGCTCGCAGACGACGCCCGCGACGCCTGCCGGTCAGACGGCGCTCTATACGATCACGGTCGCATACGGCGCGACGTCTGTCGTTGCTGGCAATATCGCGAAGGTGACGACTGCGCCTTTCTTCCCCGGTTTTGCGCGTCTCGACGGCTTCGGGGCATCTCTTGCCGCATCCGGCTATCAGAAGCTTCCGACCGGCCTAATCATCCAATGGGGCTCAACTTCGGTTCCTGCGAACGTGCAAAGCGTGACAAGCACGCTACCGATGGCATTCCCAAATAACGCGTTTGCGTCGGTTGCTACGCGATCCATCGCTGGCAACCCGTCTGCCTCGGATTTGTGCTCGACGGCATTTCCGTCGAACAGCCAGATTTCAATCTACAAGGCGGCGGCGGTCGCTTCGGTCTGCTCTTACACTTATTTCGCAATCGGGAACTAACTGCTCATGGGCCAAAAACAAGCCGCATACGATTCGACCGGCGCAATCATCGCCTTTTACGATACGACCGATAGTCCGGCGCCTGCGGGCGCGAACGTGATCAACATCACGGACGAAGAATGGTTGTCGTGCATCAGCAATCAAGGCTCGAAGTTCGTCGAGAACGGCGCTCTCGCCGATGTGCCGCCGCCGAGTCCTGGTGAACTGCTTGCCGCGTCGCGAACCGCAAAAATCGCCGAGCTATCGACCGCATGCAAAGCCGCGATCTACGCTGGCTTCACGTCCGATGCGCTCGCGACCGGATACGTCTACCCGGCGAAAGACACCGATCAGCAAAACCTCGCGTCGTCGGTGATCGATTCCCTGCTGAGCAACGGTGCGGCCGGATGGGTAACGCCGTTCTGGTGTGCTGACACTGCGGGGGCATGGGCGTGGCGCATGCACACCGCCGCGCAGATTCAGAAGGTCGGGCAAGACGCGAAAGCTGCGGTGCTTGCGGCGATGTCGAAGAATCAATCGCTCGCCGGGAGTGTCGCTGCTGCAACGTCCGTCGACGCAGTGAACGCGATCACCTGGGGGTAATCGATGAGTCGCGCGAAATTGCTGATGGTGTGGGTGCTTTGCACGCTCGCCGCACCGATTCTCTGTGTCGCGATGTTCTTTCAAGCCGCATTCGGGTCAACCGATCGCGCGTTATCGATGGCGGTTGCGCAAGACGTGTGCGGAAACGCGCTTTTCGGCGGCTCGCGCGGCGAAACCATCTCAACCCGCACCGGCAACGCACTGATTCAGGGTAAGCAATGGGCGAAATTCGTCGCGCCCATCATCGACGCGCTGTTCGGCGCCGGGCATTGCGTCGCCAACGCAACCATCAAGTCGCTCAGTGATTAAAGGCGCGGCTTTGTCGCGTCATGCGCAACCGATATTCCAATTGCGCAGGTGAACGCCAGCAGCATGACGGGCGACATCAACACCCACGCGAGCATTTTCAATAGGCGGTAAAACATATGGATTCCGCTCACTTTCTATTTGACGCGGAATTCTACCGCAACTTCAGCAAGCCGCCTCCGGGCGGCTTTTTCTTTGGGCGATCGATGGATTTCAACATTCTCAACGGTTGGTTGATTCTCTTTGCGACGGGCTGCGGCGTCGTCATTTGGTGGCTGTATCGCTCGCTTCACGCCAAGGTCGAGTCGAATGCTGCTGCGTCGACTGAGCGCGCCGAAAAAGCAGAAAAGGCGCTTGCCGACTTCAAGCTCCATTGCGCCGAAACCTACGTCACGGCGAACAACTTCGAGCGCGCATTGCAAGGTCTGACCGAGACATTCAAGGCGGTCTTTGCGAAGTTGGATCGCATCGAGGACAAGCTAGACGGCAAGGCGGACAAATGACGATCGCCATCACGCCCGCCCTGCTCGAAAACGCATGCCAGTCGATGACGGTCAACGCCGCGAAATTCGCCGCTCCGCTGACTGCTGCATGCGAGCGCTACTCGATCAACACGCCGCAACGCCTCGCGGCATTCCTCGCGCAGATCGGTCATGAATCCGGCTCGCTCGGCGCGACGTCCGAATCGTTCGATTACAAAATTCCCGCGCTGATGGCGACGTTCCCGCGCGTGATGACCTACGCCGTTGCGGTGAAATACGGCCGGCAACCGAACGAGAAAGCGGTACCGCTCGCGCGGCAAGCGCAAATCGCGAACATGGTCTACGCGAACAAGTACGGCAACGGCAACGCGGCGAGCGGCGACGGATGGCGCTTTCGCGGCTCGGGCCTGGTGCAAACGACGTTCAAAGCGAACTTCGCCGACGCCGCGAAAGACATCGGGATAGACATCGTTGCGAATCCCGACCTCGTGCGCAATGACCCGATGACTGCCGCGCTCGTCGCTGGCTTCTACTGGATCAATCACGGTCTGAACGCGCTCGCGGACGCGGGCGAATTCGACGCCATCACTCGACGCATCAATCCCGCGATGCTCGGCGCAGACAAGCGGCGCGCGCGGTGGGAGAAGGCGAAAGCCGCGCTCGGCATCTAACGCAAACGCCCGCCTCGCGCGGGCTTTTTTATGTCCGTCACTCAAGCACACGAACTCAAAGAAACGCTGACCGTCGACGTCATCACGCCGGGTCATGCGCCGCGCGAAACAACGCGGCTTTTCACTGTCTCGAAGCGCGTTCTCATGGCGCGACAGCATGCGCGATGCTGGATTTGCCAGCGCACCGCAGAAGAATCCGGGCATCCCCTCGAAGCGCATCACATGGGCGTCGAACGCTCTTTCGCTGAGGGCGCGATCGATTGGGATCGCGTGAAAGAGGATTACCCGCATTTCGACTGGACGCATTTCGACCCGGCGAACCCCTACACCTTCGTCGACGACATGGACGCGCAAGGCTTGCTGCTGTGCAAGGCGCATCACACAGGCAAGGGAACGGGGATTCACGACCTGCCGTACAGCCTGTGGATTCTTCAGCGCTACCTCAAAGACGGCGCGCAGTTCACGCCGACCGCAGTCATTCGCCACGACCATCTATGAGCACGATGAAAAAGTTACTCGAAATCGTCACTGGCGACGACAACTCTACATTGGAGCCGTCATATTTCTGGAGCGCCGCCGCGCTCTTGATCGGCTTCGGTCTTGAGATTTTCTGTGTCGTGACCGGCAAGCCCTTCGACCTTCAGCAGTACGGCATCGGCGCGCTCGCGCTTCTTTCCGGCCTCGGCGTCTCCGCAAAGCTCGGCAAGTAAGCCCCTCCCCTCTCGCATCAATCGCCCGCCTTCGCGCGGGCTTTTTCCATTGGAGTCACGCATGACGATTGGTTTGTCCGCAGCCGCGCGCAATGCCCGCCTCGATGCAATCACGACGCAAGCCGGCGCGAACGCGCTGCTGAAGTTCTATAACGGCACGCGCCCGACGACGGGTGGCACGGCGACGACGCTGCTCGCCACGCTGACGTGCGGCGCGACGCTCGCGGCGGCATCGAGCAATGGCGTTCTGACGTTCAATGCGGTCACGGCCGGTACTGCTGCCGCGACTGGCACCGCGACATGGGCGCGCCTCACGACCTCGGGCGGCACGTTCGTCGCTGATTTCGACGTCGGCACGTCCGCGCCCGCTGAAATCGTCATGGGTACGACGTCGATCGTCAGTGGCGCACAGGTCAGCATTTCGTCGGGCACGCTCACCGAAGGCAACGCATAAGGGGGAGGTGTGGGTACTCTCACCGGCTCGAACACAGTCTTAGCCGGCACCGAGACATTCAATCTCTCTTCGCCGGCACAAACCGACTGGATTCAATTTCCGCAGTCGGCGACGTCCGTCAATCGAAAGAGCGGCGGCGGCTCGACGATCGGCTTGCCGGCGCTGATCGGCTCGGGCGTGATATGGACGGGCTACACAGACGGCCCCAAAATGACGTGGACGGACGGCACGCCCACGGCATCGGCGACGGCGCTCGCGGGCGGCATCTACGTCGACAACACGACCGCGACCGGGCAGGGCTATCAATTCACCCTGCCCGCCGACACGACGAGCCGAACGGCGACGATCTATTGGGCGGCGTATTCCAGTGCATGCACGCTCACCGCGACGCTATCTGACGGCAGCGCAACCGCCTACACCGTATCGCCCGGCACGACAGGCAGCGGGAATCAGACGTTCTACAGCACGACGATCACTTGGGCGGCGAACTCTGCATCTCAGACGCTGACGATTAAAGCGACGATCACGACAAACGTCGGTTCGTCGTTCAACGTCATGCTGCACGCGATCAAGTATCTGAGCGCCGCGCCGTCTGGCGCATCGGGCACGCTCGCGGGCACGTTGTCGGGCGTTACCGCCGCGATTTCTGGTTCTGAGTCGATTTCTGGCTCGCTGGCGGGCGCTCTCGCGGGTGTGACGGGCGCATTGTCGGGCGCGGAGTCGGTTTCCGGCTCGATTTCTGGCGCGCTAGCGGGCGTTGCCGGCGCTGTCTCGGCGTCTGAATCGCTTTCCGCTTCGCTCGGCGGCGCATTGCTTGGCGTCACCGGATCATTCGCCGCGCAAGAGCAGGTCGGCGCGGCGCTCGGCGGCGCATTGGCGGGCGTCAGCGGCGCACTTTCGGCGGCGCAGTCGATACCCGGCGCATTCAGCGCGCAGCTCGTCGGCGTTTCTGGCGCGATGTCGGGCGGCGAATCGATTTCCGGCTCTGTTGCCGGCGCTCTCGCGGGCGTCTCTGGCGCTTTCGCAGCCGGATCATACACCGGCATAGGCGGCGCACTGGCGGCGACGCTCGGGGGCGTAAGTGGTTCGCTCTCTGGCGCGGCGACGATTATTCCGGCCGGCGCGCTATCCGGTGCGTTCGCGGGTGTCTCCGGTCAACTATCCGGCGCGCTCGGCATAAGCGGCGCCGCATCCGGCGCATTCTCCGGCGTTTCTGGCGCGCTCGCTGGCATTACCTATGCCAACCCATCAGGCGTTCTTTCGGGCGCGCTGGCGGGCGTCTCCGGCGCGTTCTCGGCGCCAACCTTCGCTAATCCGTCCGCGCAACTCTCCGTCGCGCTTGCGGGCGTCACCGCGCGCGTTCTTGGCGTCGTCATCGACACGAGCACGCCGAATCCGATCCGCTTCACCGTTCCGATGGAGCGCCGCATTGTCGCGGTCAATTTTGACTCTCGCCGGCCGTCTGTTTCTTGCGATTCACGCGCCGCACTTGTCACGCCGGAATCCCGGCGCTTTGTCCTTCCTGCTGAAACCCGTCGCATTGAAGTCTAAATATAGGGGTGCCGCATGGCTTTGCTTGCTCCGCTGCCGCCGAAGGCGTCGGCCGCTGTTCTTGATTATCAAATGGATTGGTCGAACTGGCTCGCAGCCGGCGAAACCATCTCAAGCGCCGACGTGTCGGCCGATGCCGGAATCACGGTCAATCCGACCGGAAAGACGACGAGCGTATCGGGCGGCGTCGTCACCTTCTGGCTTGGCGGTGGCGCATCGGGCACGACATACAACGTCACCGTAACCGTCACGACGACCGCGCGCGTCGATAGCCGAACGATTCAAGTCTCTGTCGGGCCGCGTCTGCTGCTCGGCGTCTCCGCTTAACCTCTCAGGAATTCCCAATGAAACGCACTCTCACGCTGCTCGCGGCGGGCTTCGTCGCGCTCACTCTCTCCGCCTGCGCCGTCCAACTGAAGCCGGTTTCGATTCCCGTCATCCCGCCCGCGCAGCTCGCGCAGCAGGTTTGCCCGATCGTGCAAGCGGACCTCGATATTCTGTCGAGCGCTTCCGGCCTCGCGTTGCTCACCGCCGCGCAGCAAAGCACCGTCGCTGACCTGATCAAGCCGAAGGTGAGCGCCGCGTGCGCCGCCGCCGCGACCGTCGACCTGACCGCGCTTCAGTCGTTCAATTCCGACGCATTCCCGGCGCTGATCGCGCTCGTGTCGGCGGTTCCGGCGATTCCGAATCAGCCGGCCGTGCTGCTCGCGCTGCAACTTGCGCAGCCGATCGTTCAGGAGGTTGTGGCGAACGCTGTCGCCGCAGCGAAGGCGGCGCAATGAGCGCATTCCTGACGTCGCTCGAAGTCGAGTTGATCAGCGACGCGACGAACAGCGGGCGCGGCACCTGGCGCCTGACCGCGCCGCTGGTCTACGACTCCGACGTTGCCGGGCGTGTGTTCGTCGTGCCGGTCGGGTCCGAGACTGACTTCGCCAGCGTGCCGCGCGTGGCTCTGGCGTTTGCGCTGTGCGGCGATAGTGCGCACGCCGCGAGTGCGGTGCACGATTACCTGTACACGGCTCACCCCGTAACCCGCGATGTAGCCGACGCGGTGCTCAGGGAGGCGGCTGTAGCGTCGGGCGTTCCGGCGTGGAGGGCTGCGCTTTTGTGGGCCGGCGTGCGCGTGGGCGGCGGCGGCTCTCACTGGTCGGGCGCATCGGCGTCTGCATAGCAACCCATTTGCGCGTATGGACGTAAATACGGCTGGGCGTATGGCGGGCCATCACGCTACCCATACGCCCATACCGCCTCACGTATCACTTGAAGTTCGCGCGCCTCTCCGCTACTCTGCCGGGAAACATAACCGGGAGTGCGTATGTCCATCATTGCAGTTGCCATGCAGAAGGGTGGGGCGGGTAAGACCATGACCGCCACCAATGTCGCCGGCACGCTCGCCATGCAGGGCGACTCTGTGCGCCTGTACGATGCGAACCCGCATCAAAGCAGTTCGTATCAATGGGGGCAGGTGCGCGTCGATGCGAACGTGGCGCAGAACCTGAGCGTCGTGCGCGTCGAGCAGAATTACCGGAAAGCGGTCATGGACGATGTGCCGAATTTCGATCACATCGTTATCGACTGCCCGCCCAATCTCGACACTGAAACGCGCGTCGCGATGGCGCTCGCCGATGTCATCTTGGTTCCGTGCCGCATCGGGCAATTCGACACGTGGAGCCTCGCGCAGACTGCTCAGGTGATTCGGCTGAGAAGGGAGACGGTAGCGACGCCAGTGCGCGCGATCGCATTCATAAACGCCGTCCCGCATTACATAAAGGCGGAACTAGATGAGGCGATCGACGTCATCAAAGACATGAGCGACGATTTCGAACTCGGTCCGACGATCATTGACCGCGCCGCATATCGGAAGGGCGCGAAACTCGGTCTTTCGGTGATGGAGTTGCCGCCCGAATACCGTGACGGCAAAGCGATGTACGAATTTGGCATGCTGATGGAGGGCGCATTCAATGGCTAATCCTCCGCTCAATCGCAGCGCGGTCGACGCCTTTATCGGCGACGTGGCGCAGAAGCCCGCCAACATCGCGCCGGCACAGGAAGCCCGGCCGGTATTCCGCGAGCGCGAGGCGTTTCAGAAAATGACCGTCAACATGCCGAAATCGCTCTACGAAGAACTGCGCGCTTATATGAAACTTACCGATGTGCCGATGTCCGATGTGCTGGTCGAAGGCGCTCGGCGCGAGCTTGCGCGGCTCAGGAAGCAGGGCGGGGGCGATTAAAGGCGTCGATCATCCCCGTATGGATAACTGCCCCGCCCACACCGCAAGGGCGTGGACGGCCGCTACGCGGTCCGGCAGTTACCCACACTTGAGCCTGACGCGCCCCTTCGGGGCTTGCCCCAATAAGATAGAAAGGCGAACGTCAAAACCGAGCGGCGAGTGACGCAAACCAACACAAAGAAAGAGCGTCCGCTGTTCATCCTGCAAACCATTGTAAACGCTCGACTTTTGCGACTGGATACCCCGACACCAAAGTCGGGATGACCCGACACCGAAGTCGGGTTGTGCCGACTGTCGAGACGCGCGAAGGCCGCCCTTCTCCGCTTGCTGTTCGCGAATTGCGACCGTAGAATCGCATAAAACGCACAGGAGGCGCAATGAGCGACACGCCGAAACTTCCGAAGCACATCGCAACCGAAGCGGCCGGGTTGCGCGACATGGGGGGCTGGCTTCAGGTCGAGAAAAAGACGCTCCGTTCGATCACGCAATTGTCGGTTAAATATCCGGTTGCGGCCGGGATGCTGCATTTGCTCGCGAGCAAGATGAATCGCACAAACGCCGTCGTTATCAGCAAGCGGGCGATCGCTGAAGAGTTAGGTGTCGTCGAGCGAAGCGTTGAGCGCGCCGTGAACGTGCTCCGCGATGGCCGATGGGTTCAGGTTGTCAAGATCGGCACTCAGAACGCCTACGTCATCAATTCGCGGGTCTATTGGCAGGGCGAGCGCGGCAAGCGGTTCGCGAACTTCTATGCGGCGGTTTCCGTCACCGAGAGCGAGCAGGAGAAGGGCGCCGTCGACGATCAGACGCCTCTGCATCAAATCCCGGTCGCCGGCCCTGATGAGCGCATATTGGTCGGCAACGAAGAGACTGATCCGCCAGATCAGCAAGAGCTATTTCTGGCGTGATCGCTGACATCAAGGCTTGTACTGATGATCCTTTCTCCCGTCTCGAAGCCCTTCGTTGTATGCGTCCTGCCTTGCTTCTTTGAGTTCCTCGTCGTGCTTGCGCCGCAATGACGTCTCGGCCTGGTGCATTTCTTCGATCTGCGATTGCAGTCGCAAAATCTCGTTGTGCTTTTCTTTCAGTTCGTCGAGCGCGACAAGCCATGTCGCGTCAATCGCGGCGCGGTAGAAGGCGTAAATTGCATCGGTTTGCTTGATGCCGGCTTGTGGTCGCGCCGTCCTGTACAAATCAATTACTGTGGCTTTCGGCAGGTAGCGCATTGTTGTATCTCTCCGTTCTCGCCATTATCTCAAACCATCTGCTACTTTCGATTGTTGAAAACGCGCGCCGGATAAGCGCGCTCTGAAAGATTGATCATTAACCTTATGTCAACCGGCCTATCCGCTCACCGTGGCACGATGCCGAATGCGTGAAGCAACCGGCCCTTGTGGGCTTCGAACTCCGCCGCTCGCTGGTCCCAAGGGTATGCCCGCTCGATGTTGCGGATTGCGCGCCGGATGGCGTTGCGAAAGATTCGGCGCTCGCGCGTCGTCCAACATGAGCTCCGGGCGCATCGCTCATATGTCTTTCGGTATGTAAGTTTCATGCTTTAGATAAAAAGTCCGGTCTGCTCTGCCTTGATCGGCGGCGGCGCATCGAAGAGTGATTCCTGACGCTGCGCGTCCTCAATGCGGCGGCAAGCGATGTCGAAGTATTTCGGCTCGCGCTCGACTCCGATAAATGAGCGGCCGAGACGCGCGGCGGCGACGCCGGTTGTGCCGCTACCCATGAACGGGTCAAGAATCGTTTCTGGCATGCCTGCTTGCTCGATGCTCCAAAGCATGAGCGCGAGCGGCTTTTGTGTTGGATGCCCTACGCGCTCCGGGTTCGTTGCGCTGATGGATTGCGAGAACTGGCGCGCGTTCCTGTCCTGGTTCGTCCATGCCATTTCGAAATGCGCCATCGATGGCGGCGCATCGGGCTTGAACCATGACAGCCATCCGCGTGAAGGCGGTAGGGCGTAATAGTTGCCGCCCCAAATGATTTGAACGTCTCCGAGCGCCCTCAGGGAGTCAAGATCGGATGCAATGGAGTCATCCCAAGCCTCGGATTTCTGGCCTGCTTTTCGTTGACCTTTGGTCGGTTGTGCTGCAAAACTGATGCCGTATGGCGGATCGGTAATTACAGCATCGACGCGCGGCAGCAGCGGCAGCACATCGCGGCAATCCCCGAGATACAGCGTCGCGTCTCCGATGACCTCTCTTCGGATGTTCATTTCATCACCCGGTAGCCCATCGCGCGCCCCGCAAACCCTTCGCTACCCGCGCGCCCGGTCATCGCGTTCCCGCCGAATTCCGGCGCCCTGTACCCCGCGCCGCGCGTTGCCTCTGCCGCGCCACGGAACCCGCGCAAGCCGGCGTCGTATCCGCTCAGGTTGCCCCATGCGTGCGACGGGCAGATAATCGGCTCTGCGCCCTTGCTCGCAGCCTTCGGCGCGAACTTGACGTATGTCGTCATGTTGCCGTTCCACACTTCTCCGCGCGTCGTCAGCAGCAGCAGCGCGTCGTTCACCAAGCGCTGCTCGACGTCGGGGAAGGCTCCGTAGAAAGAGGAACGGGAGTAGCCCTTGCCCTCTTGCATGAAATCCAATATCTCGTTGGTGCTGATCGATTTCACTGATAAATCCTCTCGTTGGCCGGCACGTGCTGTTCTAGCGCGCGCTGCGTTTCTTCTATTAAGTCCTGCTCGCTGAAGCCGAAATGCGCTTCGTATGCTTCGGCGTTGTTGATGCCGTGAATCCCTTGATGCCTGTCGACGTGGTGAATCAGGCACACGCCGACCGTTCGGTAGTTCGATGAGCGCTTCCAGCCGCCGCGCCCGTATGCCTGGTGATGAACGATCGCCTGCATGTCGTCGACATCGAACCCGAGCCGCCTGCACACTGCGCAGCCGCGGCGCGCGACGCGGGCCATGTAATCGCGCTCTGCGGCCGGAACATACTTGCTCAAACTGCTACCTCCATGTGAGCCATCTTACCGTGTTTCATCGCTAAAAGGTAGTATTGGCGGACAAATTTTTAGACCTGCATCATCAGCGAAGCGAACGGATTGAACTCGCGGCTGGCGATCGATCGAGCGCGCTGCAACGTCTCTTCGGCTATCGCTTTGGCTCGCGCGACTTCCGTCTCTTCCTCGCGGCGCTCGTCGTGATTCGGGAGTCGGCCGTGCGCGTTCCATTTCGGCATTGGGGGCGTTTCGCCTTGACCGAACGAATACACCTTCGCCGGATGGCCGCGCATCGGCACGATCCAGTCGGAGGCGTAGATTCGCCCGTCGCGCGCAGCGAGGTTCATGGCCGTGCGCGCCGTCGTTTCTCCGATGCCGAGCGCTTCGGCAATCTGCGACTTCGTTTTCGGGCCGTGCTCGACGAGCAGCGCGAGGATTCGGCGGTAGGTTTTGCTGCGATCTTTGATTGCGACGGTCATGACGGTGTGCCTTGTAGGTATTGCTCGTAATCCTGCGGCGCGCTGATGCGAACGCCCTGCTCGGCGCAAAACGCCAGGATGATTTCGATTAGGTCGGAAAACGACTGCTTATCCATGACGCGGGTCGATTGCCCGCAGACAACAAAGCCGCCGTCGATGCCGGGTACGACAAGCGCCTTTTTATGCGCCGCCGTGAAAATGTCTTTCCACACTTCCGGCGTGAGTTTCTTGCCGTGCCAGTTCACTTGGCGCGAAACGTCGGTCAGGAGCGGCCACAGAAGCGAATTCTGGCGCGTGGAGCGCGTCGCCGGCTCGATCTTGACGTGCCACCCGTCCGGAGCGTCGACAAGCGCTTGCGCGGCCTGTACGCGCGTTCTGTCGCTGAGTATGACGGCGCACTTATTCATACGTGCGATGCTCCCCAAGGTTAAGGTAGCCGATCAATTCTTCGCGGGCCTCATCGAAACCGCGGCACACGGCGACGTAATACCCTTCTGCGCGCAGCTCGCGGATCATGTCTTTTTGCGCCTCGCTCAGTGCGCCGCCCTTGGTTCGCTTCAGTTCGATGTACATGCCGCAGTAGATGCCGCACGGCTTCGCGATCACGACATCGGGAATGCCAGCGGCGACGCCTTCCTTTTTTAAACGAACCGCGGTGCGGAGTGACCGCTTCCCGCCGTTCGGCACGTGAAACGCAATCAGTTTCGGCATCGCCGCGCGCAACCACTGAAAGAACATCATCTGCTCGGTCGATTCGGTCGGCACGTGCTCGACGCCGCGCTTTGCTTCCTTCATATGCGTTTGTCGCTCCTGATATAAGCGTTCAACTCTTTGCGGGCTATCTGCGCGGCCTGCTCGCCGTGCTCCTGCCGCACCTTCTCGACGAGCGCGCCGGCCTTTGCGTAATAGCCTTGGCGCCCGTCTCGTGCTGCGTCGCGAAAGCGTTGCCATGCCTCCGCGCGCTGTTGCTCCGTCATCGTCAGCACCAAATCACATTTGCGAGCGAAACCGATCGCCGGAAGAACCAAGGCCCTGTTCCGAATTGGGAATATTCCGAGTAGGCCGACAGGTGCGGAACGATGACGGTGTGCATGGTGGTTCTCGGTTATTTGATGCGGGTTTTGACGTAATCGACTGCCTGCTGAACCGTTCCGATCTTGTCGGCGTCCTCGTCGCTAATCTCGATGCCGAACTCATCTTCGATCGCCATCACCATTTCGATGAGGTCGAGCGAGTCAAACCATAGATCGTTGGCGAGGTGGTCGGTCGGCTTGAATTCAAAAACAATCCCGTCCGACGCGATCATCTGGCATTCGACGATCTGGTTGACGCGCGCTTCGAGGTTGATTTGCGTAGTCATTTCACCCTCACTTGATGTCGATTCGCTTGCCGCGAACCAGCGAGCATCCCGGCACTTCGAAGCCGTCTTTGAGCGCTGCGGCGATCAGCTTCTTGTCAGGAGCCGGCGCGGGCGGCAGCGGCTCGGTCTTGTAGCTCGCGGGAATCAGCGATTCGTCTGCGATTTGCACGCTCGGCGGGTTGAGCGCGATCTTGATCTTGAAAAACGGCGTCTCGATCTTGTCGCGGCCCGCCAGTTCCAGACCGTCGAGCAGGTATTTGCGGATTCGCGACGCGCGGTTTTCCATCGCCTTCGCGCGCTCGACCATCGCTTTCGCGTGCTCTTTGATCTGCTCGGCAGTCGCTTCGAGGTTGCGCGCGACGAATGCCGTGTTCATGCACTTCGTTTCGAGGTCGCCGCTGATCGATTCGAGCGTGTCTGCGAACGTCTGTTCGTCGAGTTCTAGGTCGATCAACTTTTCGGCTGATTCCCGATATTCGCGGGAGATTTCAAACAGGTTCATTACTCTCTCCAGGGTAGTAGTGTAGGGCCAAAAAACGGCGCCTCTAAAGACGCCTTCGTTCTGACCACGTTGATAGAATACCCGCGAGGTGCGGAACCGTCAAGCGGTTTGGGCGCGACTTTCTTCGATTTTCGTGCGGCGCATGGTATCGACGTTGTGCTCGTGAAGAATGATCAGCCTGAGGTCGTTCGCCAGATCGATCACTTCCCCCGCGAGCATCACAGCCAAGTTCGTTACGCCGCTCGTCATCGTCTGCTCCAGCCTGTGCAGCGCCGCGCGCAGTTCGAGCGTTGCTTCGGCGCTGTTCTTCGTTTGTTCGGTCATTTTGTGGTCTCGGTGGTTTTCGGGGCTGATTGCACGTGCTTCCAGTCGTCGTAGAGGCGACGCGCAGCGGTTCCGAATGTGCCGTCTTTGCGCTGCGGATTGCCGATCACCCAGACGCTATAAGAGGAATGCTGCACATCGGCGACTTGGTATCGAACGCCCTTGCATTCGACAATATCGCCAATCGCGACGCCGGCGATCCGCATGCGCTCCTGCTTCAACAAACCTTCCTGCCGCTGCAATTCCGCTTTCAGGTTCGCGATGCGCGACATGATCGCGTCTTCTTCTTTGCTCTTTGCCATGATCTCGCTCGATGGATGCCCGGCGCGGGGCCGGGCGATTGGCCTTAGAAGGGAATGTTGTCCGAGTCGTCGTCATCGAATCCGCCGCTCGGTTGCTGCGGCTGCTGGCGCTGATTGCTCGCGCGCTGCTGTCGCGGCGCTCCGGTGCTCGGATTGCGCGGCGCGTTCTCGTTGTCCTGGCGCGCGCCGAGCATCTTGAACGTGTCGACGCGCAGCTCGGTCACGTACTTTTGCGTGCCGTCTTTCGCCTCATACGAGCGCGTCTGCATCTTGCCTTCGACGAGCACTTGCGCGCCCTTCTTCAGATATTCGCCTGCGATTTCGGCTTGGCGCTTGAAGCACGCGCAGCGGAACCATTCGGTTTTCTCTTTCCGCTCGCCGCTCGCGTCTTTCCACGTCTCGGTGACGGCGACGCTGAAGCTCGCGACCGCATCGCCGTTGCTCAAGTAGCGCACTTCCGGGTCTTGCCCCAGGTTGCCCGCGATAATTACTTTCTGGTAACTAGCCATATCATTCCTCTCTTCTGCTTAGGCGCGCGCTTGGCGCGGGTTACGTGCGATCGGCACATTGTCGATCCAGACCGTCACTTTCTGACCTGTCATATGCGCGAGCATTGCAGCGAATGATGAGCAGGCGTTTTGCACAAGTGCGGGCGTCGATTCTTTTGCCAGTGCCAGCGCGTCGAGGTCGCGGCGCGCGGCTTGGCGCAGGGGGTGGGCGATCATTTTTGAGCGCGCTGTTCGCGCCATTCCTTCGCACGCTTCACGCCGACGCGATACATGCACATGACGTTGTGGAACAAGGGCGCTTGCATGATGCTGTCGTAAAACTCGCCCTTCCCGGTCATGACGCCTTGCTTTACCTTGCAGCGCCGCGTCGCGAACTCGTCGTAGGCGTACTCGCTCCCCCAATATTCCTGCTGCGTTTTGCTCAACTCGTCCCAGTGGACATAGAGCGCGCGGTCGACTTCCTCGGTATCCGGCATGTCGCACACCCGAATCCAAGCCGGATTCTTCCGGCAGAACTCGGCGGCATGCGCGGATGCCTGCTCGACACTGAAGTACTCGCCAGTGTTCTCTCTTGCACTCATATCATCCCTCTCTTCGCTATCCGGCGCGCGAGGGCGCCGGGTGTGATTGTTAGAACGGCGAGTCAACGTCGATGATGTCGTCGCCGGACGGCCCTGCGATTGCAGCAACGCGCGACTCGTCTACCAAGCGCGCTTCGCCGTCGATTTCGGTCGGGCGCGGCTTGCACTTTTCGCGGTACTCGCTATTCGTCATGTGAAGCGCGAACTTGCTTGCGTCAACACGCTTGAGCTCGATTTCTGTGTTGCCCGCCTCGCGAACCCAATCGATGCTTTTCATCGACTCGGGCGGCGTATGCGGGTAGCACGATGCAGACGTGATCGGCGTCGAGTCCATCAGCATCGCGTATGCGCGCATCGCGATTTCGCGGTCATCAAACGCAAGTTTCGTGTAACCGATGGTGATGATGTATTTTTGGTTCATGGTCATCTTCTCCGTATGCCGGCGCGCTCTGGCGCCGGGTGTGTGATTACGCTGCGGCTTCGGCCGGCTCTTGCTTCGTGTGCGCGTCGATGACTTCCTGCTTTGCGAGCTTGAATTGCTCGTAAGCGTCGGCGTCGTTCAGTTCGCTCGCATGCTTGCGCGCGGCATCGAACGCGGCTTTGAGCGCTTCGCCAGTCTTTGCGCCCTTGATCGCGGCGACGTGGCGCTTGACGTCGGCGGGCTTCATGGCTTGCGCGGCGACTTGGTGCGTATGCGCGTCGGCGTCATTGTCGCCTTCGGTCGGGATGCAGAAGGCTTGCATCGCAGCGTATTTGAACGCAGCGCTCGCGGCCTTGTTCGTCGCTTTGTCGCCCGAATCCATCGCCTCGCCGTACATCACGCACTTGTGCGAGCTGCCGTCGTCGGCGCATACGAACGTGAATTCGACCTTGACCGTCACCGAGAACAGGACGCCGCCGTTATTGCTCTTGCGCTCGGTCACGACGCGCTCAAGCTGGTTCGGCAACATCATCAGGCGGTGCTCCGCGAGGATCGACGAAAGCGCGTTGTAAACGTCGTCAATCCCACGAAAAGCATACTTCTGCTGCACGTTCTGGCGATCCTTGGCGATGCCGGCCTTCGACATTGCGGACATCACAGCGGCTATTGCGGCGTACACCTTCGGGGCTTGATTCGTTTCCATTTTCGTTCTCTCCGTGGGTTTTTAGATACTGCTGTTCCTGCTCTTCGAGGTATTGCTGCGCTTCGCGGTCGTCGTCGCTCATATCGGGTTGAGTCCGTAGGCGGCACAGTAGGCGAGGAACATTCCAAAGACGATCGCGATCGTCCAATCGAACATTCGCGTGCTCATGACAGCACCTTGGTCAAGAGCGTCGACATGCGTTCGAGGATGGTGATTTGGCGCTCGATTTCGATTGCGCGGGCTTGCTGCTGCGCGAGGTATACGCGGCTTGAGCGGGCGTCGCCGCCGTCTTGCTTGATCAGCATTTCGGCGACTTCGACGCCGCTGCGGGCGCTGAATCGAGCTGCTTCGATGAGTTCTTTGAACTGCGCGGGAGATTTGGTCTGGCTCATGATCGTGTTTCCTTTCGCTGGTGGGTTGTGTGCTGCGTTGAGATGAATCATATCTCAATGGTGGGTAGTGTCAAGCGTTTTCTCTCCAAAAGAGATGAAATTAGCTCGGCACAAACCCTAGCTCGGCGAAACGAGCCTGAAGCGCCTGGTGTGCGCGAACTTCGAGAGCGTGAACGGCGCGCGCGACTTTCGTTCCTAGGCGCGATGCGCTCGCTTGCGAGACGCCGCAATCCTTCGCTATCTGCACGGTCGTCGGCATGTACGCTTCGCCGAACGTGAATTCGCGTTCGATGATGGCCTCTAGGAGCCCCGAATTCGCGTGCAGGTGGCTCAGGTGGAACTTGAGCAGCGCGAGGGCTTGCGCGTGCTTCTGATCAGCGTCGTCGGCCTTCTGCGCGCTCCAGCGGCGCCCCTCGTACTTGCGCAGCGTGCCAGGGTCGCGGTGATAGCGCGCGATGACTGCGGCGCGCTCGACGGCGCTCAGCGTCGAGTCGATGGCTTGCATCGCCCATGCTGCGTCTGTAATTTCATCCTCCCACCCCCGCTTCTCTGTCACGGTGGATCGCGCGACGGACTCGGAGTAACCCGGAACCTTCACCGCGGAGGCTAGCGCGAGCGTTTCGAAAACGCTTTCGAGCGCTCGATGTACCGTTGCAAAGGGGTGAACTCCACGCACCGCGCCCGCATTACTCGATCCTTCGCGCATATCCAGTCTCCCAGCAGTTCCGTTTTGCCTAATGACCATGTGCAGTGCCTGCACTCGGGGTTGCGCTCTTCGCGCTCGATCAAAATATCCAGTGGGTTCCGCGTGTCGCCGCGTCTCGCCCACGTCATGCGAACAAATCCGGCGCGCTCGCGACGAGCTTGCATGTGCGCCGCGTGATCGGGTCTTTGATCCGCGCGCCCGGCTCGATTACCGCGCCAATCGCGAGAAGTTCGTTCACTCGACCCGTCACCGACTGGATCGGCAGACGCAGCGCGCGGGAGATGGCATTGCGCGTGACGCCGGCCGGGTAGATCGTCCGCAAGAAGCGCTCGACGGCGATGCGCTGGCGGTCGGCTTTTCCTTCGGCCCGGTGTTCTATGAGGGATTCGGCGCTCGTGCTCACGTCAGAACCCCGCGGCGAGACGGTTTTTCGTGCGCTGCGATTCCCAATTGAACTGAATCGCACGCGAGCGCTCGCGCAGACGGTCGGCAACGCGATCGCCGACGTAATCGGCGAACTCTTGACCGCTCATGTTCGAAATCAGGATGGTCGGCTTTGCGTTGCGATAACGGCGGTCGAGAACGTTCGTCAGGTGCGCGCGCACATCTTCGGTCGCGCCCTGAACGCCGAACTCGTCGAGAACGAGCAAATCGACCGCGCCGGCCATGTCCACGAGGTCTGTCGTGCTCACCGTCGCGTCGCGGCGCATGGTGTCGCGGATACGTGCGACCAGCTCCATTGCGGTGCTGTACATGACCGTATGAGCGCGGGCCATGATTTGGTGCGCGATCGCGACTGCGAGATGCGTTTTGCCGGTTCCGATGCCGCCGAGCATGACGAGCGATGCGCCGGTTTCGAGTGCGGTCGGGAATTCGATGGCAAAGCGCCGGCAGCGGTCGAGCGCTGCTTGCTGCTCCGGCGTCTCCGCGCGGAACGTGTCGAACGTGCGCTTTACGAATCCGCTCGGGATTCCCGACTGCGCAAATCGCGCCTCAATGCGAGCCTGACGCGCCTTCGCCTCTTTCGCGGATTCTTCAGCCTGGCGCTGATCGGCTTCGACCTGCGCGCACTTGCCGCAATGCGTGATGCGCAGGATCGGCGATCCGTCGCGACCGACGATGGCGCGGGCGAAGAATTCGCCGTGCGTTGCGCACTCCAGACGTTCCGTTTCGATTGCCTTCATGTCCATCCCCGGTCAGAAGTCGAACGGCGCATCAGTCGGGCCGTCGTATGTCGTAGATTTTAAATCAAATCGGCTCTTTTGGGTAGTATTTCCGGCCGCTCTACTACCCGCTTTTTGTTGAACCTGCTTCGCCAGATCGAGCGCGCTTTGGCGGTTCGTCAGGAATTCGGCCTCGAAGCCGCGCCACGATCGGACTGCGCACATTTGCACGGCGTCAGCCAAGGTGATGCCGGCCTTTGCCGCCTCCTTCTCAACGGCCTCAAACGCCGTCAGGGTGTTTGCTCCGCCCTTTTTCTTGCGCACTGCGAGCCAGTCTTTCGCATGCCTCTCATCGACGCCGCGCTCAAGCATCCAAGCCATCGGGTCGAAATCGTCGGGAGACGATACGCGCTTTGCGCGGGGTTTCTTCTCTTTGGTTACTGGTTCTTGGTTACTGGTTACTGGTTTATGGTTAGCATTGCCCTCGCTATGCGATCGCATAGCGTCTGCACTACCTTCGCTCTTTCCCTTGCTCCATCTGGCCTTTGCCGACTCCGACGCCTTCACCGACTTGGCTCTGTAGGCTTCGATGACAGCCTCGCAGCGCTTGTGAACGTATCCCTCTTCGGTGCGAATGAAGAAGTCGGAGAGTACGTTTTGAAACGCCTGCACTTCATCCGCACTGCGAACGCTATGCGATCGCATAAGCTTCGCATGGTCGAGAGTGAGCGGCTTTTCGTCCGTGTAATAGGTGTCGATCAGTTGGCGGTATATGCCGTGCTCAAGCAGGGACAGATGAGACGTGTCCTTGCGATAATCCCCGATGTGGTGCTCGTAGTAGTTCACAGCGACACCTTCGCTGCTTCAAATGCGCGGCGCTCGGTGCTTTCTTCGTGCTCCCGGTATCCGATCGCATTGCAAAGCGTGTCGAGGTTCACGACGACGCCGAGCGACAGGAAAATCGCGTACTGCAAGAGCTTTCCGTTCGTGTACGTGAAATTCTTCTTGCCGATGCGAACGAGCGCGAAGCTCTCATAGCGAACGCCGGCTGTCTCGCAGATCACTCGCATCACAGGCGTTCCCGCCTGCTTCCATACCCGGTGCGCGGTGAGCACTGGAAGGCCGCGCATCTGCTCGTCGAGCTTCGTGTCGACGCCGTACATGTTCGAATTGCCTTGCATGTTCTCACCCCTCTCCGATATTCGATGTGGAGAGTATAGCTATCCACGAGAGAGCATGCAAGCACAAAAAGAGATGTCTTATCATAAGATTCAGACAAAACACGTCTATTTAGTGTGGGGTTTCTATTGCGGCGCGTCGTCTCACCATGGTATGGTTCCGTATCAAAGCGGCACAGAACCCAAAATTACACTGCCTACTGGACCAAAAATGGACATTACAGAGATTCGCTACCGCAACTTCAAATCACTTTTTGAGCAATTCAAAGAGATGGTACGGAGAGATGATCCAGGTGCGCCAGATAAGGGGATGCTCAAGTTGTTCGGTGATCGCGTGGGCGTGCGCGAGGCGTACATGTCACACATCAACACCAAATACAAGGGCATCGGCCCGACGACCGCGCGCAAGATCGAGGAAGCGTTCAAGCTGTCGCACGGCTGGATGGATCAGCAGCACGAGCGCAAGGCCCGCGCGGAACAGGACGCCACCGCGCCAGTACACGTCAGCGCTGAGCAGGCGCCCGAGCCGACCGACGCCGACGAGTTGGCTTTCTTAGAGACGGCGATCCAGCTCTACCGCAACGATCCGATTCGCGCACAGACTGCGCTACTCAAAGCCATGTCGAGCAAGTTCAAGTCGTAACAAAAGTCAGACGTTTGTAACCAGTTACGCCTATCACAAATCGTTAGGTATTTGTTGCCGATACACCTAATCGAATGTAATAAAATCTTCAATCATCTTCTTGTACTACCTTTGGGCTAGGGGTACGATTGGTTCCTGTCGGTGCAGTGACTGCCGATCTGAACCCCCTTGGATCAAAAAAAATGTTGAGCGAACAAAGCATTGCAGTCCCGAGTCTGGCAAACGATGGCGCGCAGGTCGTCGAGCCATCTGTGATGAGTGAAGATGAATTTTTGATAGCCGTTTCTACGCTGAACCACAGCGAGCGGATGGAGTTTTTGCGTTGCATGAACGCAACACACTAATTTTCGGTGTGTTTCATCTCTTCAAGGTATTGACAGAGGCGGGACACTGAAATACAATTCTGTCATGTTGAAGTAATCCGCAAGAACTCTCCGTAGCAGTGCTTCAAGGGCGCCCTGGGAAACCTCGGCGCCCTTTCTTTTTCCTGCTCGAAAAACACAAGTCCCGAGTTTAAATCGGGCCGACTAGCCGGCGTAACTGGCTCCTTCGGGTTTCGTGCCTTGTCTGATGCGCAACGCATCGAAGCCGCTTATCCAGCGCCCTTCCCCGCCGCTACGGGCGGTGAGGCGCGAAACCCGAAGGCTTCAAAGCCGGGCAAGTGCCGCAACCTTTCCCCGAAGGCCGGTGCGATACATGCGCGATCGCGCGAACTCTGACGTAAAACGAAATGCCGCTCAACGGAGCGGCGCGGCGGATCGGGTTGCCACCCATGATCCAATGCCAATCAGTCGGAAGCCCGGACCTCGCAACCGGGCACACCGAATCTCATTTTAGTGCTACACGCGCGCGAGACTGAAGCTTGCGCAGTGCTTCGCGGTTGTCGGCCAGGTCATCGCCCCAATCGACGAGCGCTTTACAGATTGCGCGAAACTCTTTCGCATTCTCTAGAGCGTTCCGCTTCTCGATCGTTCGCTGCTGAATCTTCCGCGGCTTACGCTCGATGGTCGCGAGTATGTTGGCAAGTTCGGTTCCCTCCCTGGCGTCGAGCGCCTTTAGGTAGAACGATTTCGGGTTCCGGGCATAGTCACCCGGTGCGCCGATCACCTTCCGATAAAGATCGACGAGAAGGTGTTTAGGCAAGCCCGCGAGCTGCGGTCTGTTCATCAATAGTCGTCCATCCGTGCAAAGTGGCGATCTGCCTCGCGCTCATCACGAGCGGCGCGGCGCTCTTCTTCCGTCATCTCTTCCTCGTCGTAATTGTCGCATTCGAAATCGTCGTAGTAGTGGAGCATTTCGGGCCTCGCGGTGTTGGTGTATGTGTGAAGCATATCCGCAAGGTAGCGTAACAGTCAATAAATATCTTCGCTGTTTATCCGATAGGGGTAAAACCGATGCTTTCCGCTCTCTTTTCGGCGATTAAATCCCCCGAAGATATGATAAGATTTGTCTTGGATTACGCAGGGTATCCGACGACGGGAGGGGTTCCCTTCGGGCATGCGCTGCATCTAACGACGATACGGGGTATCAGGTGAGACAAGAACGCATTTACGCGCAAATCACCCACGAGGTAGTGCGCCAGTGGCAGGCAGATACGGGGCGTCAAGTGGCTCAGCCGTGGGCGAAGGAACACCCCGGCTACCGCGAGGCGCTTGAAGGTTTGATACGTCAGGTCATCGCGGGCACGCTCGACCCTGAAGATGTGGCCGACTCGCTCGGCTCCGCAGGTCGCATCGCCCTTCCGATCCTTGTCGGCATCTGTCCGGGCGGGGCTTTCGAAGAGCCGGAAACCGACGATCCCGACCGCAAGCCGGGCTATTCCGAGAAGGATTTGAGGCGCGAAGCTCCGCACAAACGCGAGGCGAAAAAGCCGGGCGAAGTCGTTCGGGTGACCGAATGAGCGCCGTCAAAGAGTTCGTCATCGGCATGGCGATCGGAACCGGCTGGATCGCCCTTGCGGTTGGTCTGGCGACGCCGATCGCGATGTTTCTGCATTGATCATGGGGCGAGGCGTCGAGCGTGAATGCGCGGGTGACGGCTTGACCGTTCCGCCTACCAGCGATGGCGATAAGGTCGCGCACCGCTCGGCGCTTTGCCCCTACCTAGGGAGAGAGGGATGAAAAAGACGGGTTGGTATCCGGGTAATGTGAAGCCGGTGCATGTCGGCGTGTATGAGACGGCGCCGCGGAACAACTTTCGGTTCTTCCAGTTCTGGAACGGCGAATACTGGGGTTGCTCAAAGCTGACCCCTAGGGGCGCTCACGAGTCGCGCGACGTCCGTTCTTCGCATCAGCGTGACGCCTGGCGCGGCCTCACTGCACCCGCCAAGTAAGGCAATCAGCCGGTGAGAATCCGGCTCTCTCATGCGCGGCGATTGGCTCCATAACAAGCGGAACGGCTTGCGAAAGAGGCGTAAACCAGTCGCCGCGCATGAGAGTCAAGTCGCGGCAGGACGCTTGCCTCAGCAGCCGAAAGGCAATGGCGATGTTTAGCGCACCAGCCTGTCAGTCGGGACGCCGACGCCGGAACCGCGCTGTAACCGGCTTTCAGGTGAGGTAGTTCGGGATCAACAGCCAATAACAATTTCCACTGTTCGGGGAAAGAGATGAGAGACGAAGCCGGAATGCCGATGCTGGTCGAGCCGATCGAGCGCGTGAAGATCGGTGAAGGCGCGAATGAGTTGGCGAAGGCGTTTGCGGATGCTGACGGGTATCTCACCTTCCGGCGAGTCGATCCGCCGATTGAATCCAGGAAGAGTGCTGTCGACGAGCAAGCCAGGATCGACGAGCGTATCGGCAATCTCTGCGCGTTCCTGAAGAGCGACGCATACCGCGCCCTGCCCGACACCGATCGTTTCCTGCTCGACCGGCAGCTCAGCCACATGCGCGACTACGCGCACATTCTGTTCATGCGTGTTGCGAGGTTTGGATGATCGACCAGGCGATGACGTTCGCGCTGTTGGCGATCGTGGCAAGCGGCGCATTCGGCGGATGCTGCGCGATTCTCACGTTCGCTTACGTGGCGTGTCGGGCAATGCTGAGGGATATGTGATGACGTGCGACTGCTGGCGCTGTGAGCGCGACAAGGCGGAAGGCATGTTCATTCGCGTTCGAATGATCCTCTGCCCGACGTGCGGAAACAAGCGATGCCCGAAAGCGAACGACCACCGGAACGAATGCACGCACAGCAACGAGCCTGGACAGAAAGGAAGTGCGTATGAGTGACGCGTTGCGCGAGGCGATTCGCTACCGAGTCACTAACTACCCGCGCGCGCCCGAGGTTCAACCCCGAGACGCGCGCGAGTTGGTTCGTTGCTTCTGGTGCTCGCACTGGAAGGCGCTCGGCGCGGTGTGCTGCGATCCGGTCGCGATGGCGTCGCTGTGATCAGCCGCGGTCGATTGAGAATGATCTGATGTCGCGACCGCGTAGGCGATGCCCTTCGAGCACGACGAATTGACCGGTTCGCTCGATGAACTTGGCGCGGATCACCTCGCCATTTCGCAGAACGACGCGCACGCGGGTTCCTCTCCTGCATGACGTGTGCGGCGTGCTCGTCATCACTTGCTCCAATGCTTGATGTATCGATACGCGTCAAGGGCCGCGAAGCCCTGCGCTCTCAGGTGTCGATAGTACGCGAGGCGGCTCATATTATGTCGACCACGGCGCGGCGCGGCTCGCTCTCTACGTAAGTCACCGGGCGGTATTCGCTGATTCGCGCGTCATACACGGCTACAGGCTGATCCTGCGGGAGCTTTTTCAGGGCTATTATCAGTTCGGCTACGGTCATTATTCTTCTCTCCGGTTGGTGCGCGTCGTTCAGCGCATGAGATGAATCATACCTTCGAGAGATTTGAACAGTCAACAACTATTTTCGCTGTCATTTGGAGAAAGCCGAATGCCCGACATTGCTCAAACGCTCGCAGAACGCGGCGCTCGATATGGCGTGTTCGCCGACCATGCGGTGATCGCGCAGAACGTCAAGGATGCGATGTGGGCGGCGCCAGGATGGGAGCGCCTGCAACCGGATCAGAAGCAGGCGCTAGAGGTCATTGGGGATAAGGTCGCGCGGATACTGAACGGCGACCCGGACTATCACGACAACTGGCACGACATCGTGGGTTACGCGAAGCTCGTCGCCGATCGGCTGGCTTAGAGCAGAAGGTAAGCGAGCGCGGCGATGACCGGAGCGGCAAGCAGCGCCCAATCGAGCGCGGTCAGTTTGCGCATCGCGCCTCCCGTGTCATAGCCGCGTCGATCGCCTCGCGCGCCGAATCGTAGAACTCGCCCGCGCCAGAAATGACGCCTGCGCTGCCGTGAAGCTGGCACGTCTCGCCGTACCACTGCACGACTGCGCCAGTGCGGACCATGAAGTCGAGGCGGGCGGTGTCGGATGCGAGCGCGATGGTTTGCTCGGTCATTTCGGCTCCTTGGCAAAACCGGCGTCGATGCGCTGGTCGATGCCCAGCACCTCGAAGTCGGTCACGTATTCGAACTCGCGCGCGATCCGCCACCGCTCCGCATCCTTCTCCATCCCCGCGATCCGCTCGCGCAGCGCGGCGATCTCGGCGGAAAGGTCATGCGTGAGCACAAAGGCGCGGGCGGTTACTTCTTGCAGATATTCGTGCTCGAAGATCGGTAGGCCGGCGCGGGACAGAACCCATCGACCGGCCGCATTCTTGCGAGCCTCATATCCGTCTCGCGAATACCATGCGTTCTCGCCCGATCCGTGCCGCGTCCATAGCACCGGATAGTCCGCTCGCGCCCACAGCTCCTCCTGCCACTCACTCGCGCCCGCTGCACGGCGGCTCTCGTAGAATTCGAGCAGAGGCTTTATCGCGGTCAACAACTGGTCATCGCCGTGAGTCTTGAGATTCAGTACCGCCAAGTCGAGCACTGCTCTTTGTTCGTCAGTCATTGCCGGACTCCTTTTCGGCCAAATCCTTGCAACTCGGTTCGCCCAAGCAATACTCGCGGCCTTCGCACATGATGTGACTGCCTCTGCAGAGTTTCGTACGCGCGGGAGCATCACTCGCCCACGCCGCATCGACTACCGAACTCGCGGGAGTGGCGGCGATTTCTTCGCGCATCCAACCACAGAATTGTTCGAACGTCGCATCAGGACTTCGGGCGGAATTGAAGATCGCGCGCCACTCGCCACCTTCCAGCTTCGCCCCCGCTGTGTCGGCGTCCGCACGCTCCTGACTCGCGGGGGGATTCAAAGCGGCGCGGGCTTGCCAAATAGACCATGCAAGCTCAACCTCGCGCTTGTTCAGATCGTCAGGATCGTGAATGGCGCAAAGCTCGCACCAGAAACGTTCTCGACTGTCGTCAACCGGCTTATTAGCTGCCGCAAGCCTGTGGGCCAACGATGTTAGCCTCATGCCAAGCGCACCCTTCTCGCCGTCCTCATACGCAAGAATTCGGGCAGCGTCCCTAACGTCAGCCAAATCCTCCTCGCTCAGCGCCCCCGCTGTGTCGGCGTCCGCACGCTCAGGCGTAGGGGCGGCGTAGAGAAAAATATCGTCTGATTCGACAGGCCGCTTAGGGTCATATTTCCAAATCCAAGAGCCTTCGTTTTCCGTCATCGCTTCGATGGCTTCAACCTTCGTCCACGCCACCGGCTGCGCCTCACGCGGTGCGCACTCGGCTTGCGGGGCGATGCTCTCAGGCTTCATCGTCTCCGGCACTTGCTCGATGTCGAACCCGCCGCAGTCATTGCAACGAAACACGGGCGCTGTGTCGGCGATGCTCGCTTCTCGCACCCCTCCAATCTTTGCGCGAATCTCGTCGTAGCTGAACGCGCGGCCGCTTTGTACGATCCAGTCGATCTGAGCTTCAGAAAGAGACGCTGTGTCGGCGATGCTCGCGGAGAGAAGGTCTGCGATGAGCGCACGCAGCGCCTTCTTCTCGACTTCAGCGTTTTCGAGCGCGTTGCCGTGGTCGAATATTCCGCCGACAAGCGACCATGCACTGGCGAATACCTGCGCTTGGGACATTGCCTCGTCTACGAGAGCGTCAATTTTCTTGGTCATGCTCACACCTCGTAAGTAACCGGCACAGCAATTTTCAGCGCGCGAGCGTTCAATCCCGCGCGGGCTTCGGCTTCGGTGTCGAACCAGTCGGCGTGACCGTTCGCGAACAGGTTCACGTACACGGTGCGCGTCGGTCGCTCGATCGCGGCCGGCTTCGATTTATCTTTCATTCGTGCTCTCTCTTTGGGGTTGTGCTGACCTCCAATACTACCCTAAAGAGAGCGTATGTCAACAGGAGATTTCAATGACGCGCGTGCAATGCAAAGCGTTCGCGCGCTCAACCGGCGCTCAGTGCCAGGCGAAGGCGGTTCCGGGTAAAACGGTCTGCCGAAAGCACGGCGGGCTGTCGGAGGGCGCGCCAAAGGGGAATCAGCACGCGACGAAGCACGGGATTTACGGCAAGCACTTCACCGACGAAGAGCGCGACGCCCTGCCCGACATCGAATCGCGCATCGGCACGCTGACGGAAGAAATCACGCTTTGCCGGGTGCGGATCAATCGCGCGCTCGCCGCTGAGAACAGCGCGTTCAAGCTCGACCCGAACGGGCTTGAAATCGTGCGGTTCGTCGACAAGGCTGCGACCGAGTTCAGCGCCGGCCCGGAACACGTACACGAGCGCATCGATTACGGCGCGCACGTCGAGCGGCTGCTGAAGCGCCTCGAATCGCTCGAAAAGACGCGCGCGGAACTGATCAAGCTCGATCGCGAGAACCCGACCGGCGACGACGCACCGATCGGCGAGATTCGCGTGCATATCGTGACCGCGGAGAACGTCGACAAGTACCGAGACGGCGATGAAGGCGCTTGACCTGGTGATGACGCAGCCTCAGGCGGACTTTTTCATGCTTGAGGACAAGTATCCGGCGCTAGTGGCCGGTTTTGGCAGCGGAAAGAGCGAAACAATGGCGAACTGCGCGGTGCGCGACGCCATGATGTCGAGCGATTCCCTTGTCGCGCTGTATGAGCCGACGTATGACTTGATCCGGCTGATCATGGCGCCGCGCATGGAGGAGAAATTAGCCGGCCTCGGCGTGCGCTACAAGTACAACAAGACGGAAAACATCATTTACACGTCGTCGAGCGGCATCGGCGACTTTGTGTTGCGAACGCTCGAAAACCCGGCGCGGATCGTCGGTTACGAGAGCTATCGCGCACACGTCGACGAACTCGACATTCTGCCCGAAGACAAGGCGCGCATGGCGTGGCAAAAGATCATTGCCCGTAATCGCCAGAAGCCGCGCGGCATCAAAAAGGTTCTGAATCGCGTCAGCGCGTACACGACGCCCGAAGGGTTCAAGTTCGTCTACAAGACGTGGAAGAAAGACCCGAAGCCGGGTTATCGGCTCCTTCAAGCTGCGACCGCATCGAATCCGTTCCTGCCCGATGACTACATCCAAGGGCTGATGGATTCGTACCCGCCGCAGCTCATCGCGGCGTATCTGCGCGGCGAGTTCGTCAACCTGACGCAAGGCACGGTCTATCTGTGCTTCGACCGCAAAGATAGCGTCAAGCCCTGCCCTTACAACCCGGCATTGCCGGTTCACATCGGCATGGACTTCAACGTAAATCCCATGTCTGCCAGCGTTCACCAGGAGCAGCCGAACGGCGAAATCTGGTGCGTCGGCGAATTCGCGGTGATGTCGAGCAACACGCACGACCTGGCTGATCGAATCATCGAGCGTTACGGGCGCCCGTCATTCGACCCGACGCGCCCTGACCTCTCGCACATCACGATCTATCCCGACCCGGCCGGCACGCAGCAGAAAACGAGCGCGCAGGGCAAAACGGACATCAGCATTCTTCGCGAGAAGGGGTTCACGGTCATTCACATGAACGCGCACCCGCTGATTCGCGATCGCATCAACTACGTGAACGGATGGCTGCTCAACGCGAACCGCGCGCGCCGCTACTTCGTCGATCCGTCGTGCGAGAACGTCATTCAGTGCTTCGAGCAGCTTGTGTATGACCCGAACACCGGCCAGCCCGACAAGAAATCAGGCGCGGATCACATGCCGGATTCGGTCGGCTACTACCTCTGGACGAAACACGTCTGGATTCCCGCGCAGCGCCATCAATCGGAGCACATGAACCGATGAAGATCACGCCATTTTCGCCCCTCCTGCAAATGTGCGACATCGAGCCTCGCCACACGCAAGCGAACATCGAAGGCATGTTCGAGGCGACAGGAATCAACACCGTTTCGGCCGTGCTTACGCACCGACCGGACGGCGGAATGATCGGCTCGACGCACACAACACCCTACCGGATTCATTGAATGTGGAAAACGCTCCGCGATCAGCACACGAAAGACCCTGATTTACCCGATCGAGCGCACACAGTCGGCTGTTTGACGGCTGTTCTCGACGGCGCGCAATACGACGTGCTGCCCTACTCGTTTCACACCGAGAAGAACGCCGCCGACGAGTACATTCCGCTGCGCGACCGCCGCCCATCGGTGCGTTTCGCGCTGTGCTCGGAAGTCGTCGACGATTCCGTTGGCCTGCTGTTCTCCGAAGAGCACTTCCCGACCGTCACGAGCGAGAACACGGACGCCGCCGAAGGTCTGGAGCGCATCGCGAAAGACTGCTATCTGAACGAAGTGATGATCGACGCCGCAACGCGCGGATCGGTCGGCTCGGCTGCGGTGCTGCTGCGCGTGCTGAAGAATCGCCTGTTCTTCTCGGTGATGAATACGCAGTTCTTGACTCCGGTATGGAAGGCCGACGCGCCCGACACGCTGGAGAAGGTTGTCGAGCTGTACAAGACGAAGGGTCGCGCGCTGAAGGCGCTCGGCTATTCGATTGCGGACGACGACGCAGCGAAAGACTTCTGGTTCCGGCGCGAGTGGGATGCGAGCGCTGAAGCGTGGTTCGATCCGATGCCGGTGTCGAAAGAGAACGACCCGGCCGCGATGACGGTCGACGCCAAACGATCGGTTTCGCACAAGCTCGGATTCGTCCCGGTCGTCTGGATGAAAAACCTGCCGGGCGGCGACGACATCGACGGGAAATGCACGTTCGCGAAGGCGATCGACACGAACATCGAAATCGACTACCTGCTATCGCAGGGCGGGCGCGCGCTGAAGTATCAGAGCGATCCCACGCTGATGATAAAAGAGCCGGCGACCGGTCAAGGCGGCTCGCTCGTCAAGGGCGCAGGCAACGCGATCACGGTCGGCGCGGACGGCGACGCGAAACTGCTCGAAATGAGCGGCGACGGCACGAACGCGCTGCTCGAATACGTGCGGCTAGCGCGGCAAGTGGCGCTCGAATCGATCCACGGCAACAAGGCCGACGCCGACAAGATCGCGGCGGCGCAGTCCGGTCGCGCTATGGAACTGATGAACCAGGCGCTTATCTGGCTCGCCGACAAACTACGCATCTCCTACGGCGAGAAAGGCTTACTGCAACTCTATCGCATGATCGCGAAGGCGTCGCAGAAAGCGCAGCTCGTCGACTCGGAGGGGCAGAAGATCGACGCCATCGCGAGCGATAAGCCGTTCGCGCTCAAGTGGCCCGCGTGGTACTCGCCGACATGGGCGGATAAGACGAACGAGGCGAGCACGCTGTCGACGCTCACCTCTGGCGGTCTGCTCTCACGGGAAACCGCGACTTCTTCGATTGCCGAGCAATACGACATTGAAGATACGAAGGCCGAACTCGCCCGCATCGCGAAGGAATCCGCAGACGCGGACGCCGCCGAAATCGCGAAGGCGACGGCTATCAAACCTGTTGTCGACAACACCGGCAACTAATCGCGCAGATGCGCAAACCGAACGGCCCGCTCGATGCGGGCTTTTTTCATTTCTAAGGGCGGGCTGATGCCCGAACACCATCACATGCGAATCTCGAAACTCCTTTCCTTCCTGCTCGGCTTCTCCGCAACCTTCCGCCTCGGCGTCGATGGTGACGACGGCGCGGGCGGCGGCTCGGATCAGAAGCCCGCGCCGAAAGAGTCTTTCTCCCGCGAGTACGTGAGCGAACTGCGCGAAGAAAATAAGTCGTGGCGGCTGAAGATCAGCGAGCGCGACACCGAACTCTCGACGCTCAAAGCGAAGGTCGCGGAACTCGAATCCGGCAGCAAGGACGCGCTCACGAAGGCCGAACAAGCCGCGAACGATCGCGTGCTGCGCGCTGAACTGAAAGCCGTCGCCGCGAAACACGGCGTTGTCGACGTCGCCGACTCGCTGAAGGTGCTCGACCTCTCGGGCGTGAAGCTCGACGCGGACGGCAACCTGACCGGCGCCGATGAGCTGTTCGAAGCCGCGAAGAAGGCAAAGCCCTATCTCTTCGGCACAACGAGCACATCGAGCACGCAGAAGCCGCCGCCCGCTGGCGACCCGAAGCCGGTCGACGTTCGCAAGATCGACGACAAGGAATATGCGGCACAGAAGGCCGCGCTTCTGAAGGCGTCGCGCTAACCCGCCCGAAACAGAGCAGTACACACCCAAACCGAAGCCCGCCTTTGCGCGGGCTTTTTGCTTTTAAGGAACGCATCACATGCCGATTAGCAATTTCCCCGCCGCTCTTCAACCGGCAATCCAGCAAGGTTTCCTCGCGCGCGAGTTCCAAAGCGGCTTGGAATCGCAAATCACGTATCGCGCCGTCGCTGACCGCGAGAATTTCGCGAACGCTGTCGGTGAGACGATCACCAAGACCCGCCGCGGCCTCAAGGCGCCCGTAACGACGCCGCTGAACCCGTCCGGCAACACGAATCTCGACAACGGCATGACGCCGAGCGGCTGGACGATCGAGCAATACACGCTCGGCATCGACATGTACGGCGACACGATGGATTTGAACATGGTGACGACTCGCGTCGGCATCGCGTCGCAATTCCTTCAGAACGCGAATGTGAACGGTGTTCAGGCGCTTCAATCGCTCGACCGCGTTGCGCGCAACAAGCTGTACGGCGCGTATCTGTCGGGCAACACCCGCGTTCGCACCACGCTCGGCGCGCCGGCTGCGACCGTTTCCGTCGACGACGTGCGCGGCTTCCAGTACGTGAGCGTGAACGGCGTGATGGTCCCGGTTTCCGGCACGAACACGCTGACCGTCGTTTTCGCGAACGGCAACAGCTACACGCTGACCGGCGTCGCCGTCGACGGCTCGAACGTCTCGACCGCTCCGCAAGGTGTTTCGGGCACGCTCACGTTCTCGGGCAACGTCACCGTCGCTGACGCAACGGCCGGCAACTCGGTCATCGCTTCGAACGCCGCTTCGGTGCTGCGTCCGAACGGCAAATTGTCGACCTCGGCAATCGTCGGGACCGACCTGCTCACGATGAACGACCTGCTCGCGGGCGTGACGGTGCTGCGCAACAACCGCGTGCCGACCATCGGCGGCCTGTACAACTTCTACGCCGACAACACCCAACTCAAGGGTCTGTTCAAAGACCCGGATTTCAAGCTGCTCTATCAAGGTCAGTACGGCTCGTCGGAATACAAGACCGGCCAGGTGATCGAACTGATGGGCTTGCGCATCATCCCGACGACCGAATCGCCGCAACAGACGCTCGGTTCTGTCGCTGTTCACCGCGGCATCATGTGCGGTCAGGGCGCGCTCATCGAAGGCGATTACGCTGCGATCGGGCATTCGGACATCGGCGACGAAAACGATTCGCTGATCGAGATGGTTGACGGGGTGGCGATGGTTACGCGCCCGCCGATTGACCGCCTCGGCCAGATCATCGCGCAGTCGTGGTACTGGATCGGCGGTTTCGCTGTTCCGACCGACATCACCGCAAATCAAAACATCATCCCGACCGCGACCGCCAGCACGTACAAGCGCGCTGTCGTGATCGAGTCGGCGTAATCGGTGCGGGGCGCTTCGGCGCCCCTTCCCTTCGAGGCAATCATGAGTGACGCAAACGCGCCAGACGGCGCACAAGCAGCTCTCGCGACCTCGGACGCACCAACCGATGCGCCGAAGGTCGCGAAGCCTGCCAGGGCCGCGAAAACGACCGCGCTCCCCGACTCCGTGACGCTCGCCGCGCCGCATGGCTTCTATGACGAAGCCGGCGACCTGCAAGCGTGGCTCGCGGGCGAGGTAGTGACGGTCAAGGCCGAAATCAAACTGCTGATCGAGCGCGGCGCGCGCTTGGTCGGCTTCGGAGACGACTAAATGCTGACGGATGCGCAGAAGGTCGACGTGCGCCGCTTCTGCGGCTATCCGCTCTACGGCGGTCAACCCGTTCAGGCGTTCGGGCATCGCTTCTATCAGCAATACGGCACGCTCGAATTCCGCATGAACAACATGCAGGACGGTGAAGAGGTGGTTGTGACCAACTACCTCGCGCAGTTGAGCGCGCTCGAAACGGCGATCTACGGCACAAGCGACAACCTCGATACGGACGTCGCTGCCGTGTGGACGCACAACAAGAACGAGCAGCGCGATCGAGAAGCGCTGTTCGACTCGACGCGGCGCCGCTTGTGCGGATTCTTCGGCGTTCCGCCTGGCTCGGCGTTCGACGTCTCAGGTAGCGGCGGCTCTATCGCACTGGTGGTCTGATGGATGGCGCCAAAGCACAAGGGCTTGTCTACAAGGGATATGCGCAGGTAGCGAAGCGCCTCGGCAACGCCTTCACCCTCTACCGGCCGACGTCGGCGGATATGACGGCCGCGCAGATCGTCGCAACGAACTTCCTCGCGAGCATGAACGCTGAGGACATGACCTATCGGCGCCCGAACAAGTACGGCAAGCCGACATGGTTCGCGGTGATGGATGGGCGCGTGACGCAGGTCGGCGACTATCTCATCGGCGGCACCGGTCAATTCTTCGTGGCCGCGCAACAGCCGCTTCTCCCGATTCTCGTCGTCGAGTGCAATCGCACCGTCAATATCACGCGCCCGCAATTGCAGACGCAATACGGCGCGGTGCCGGATTACGAAGGCACGACGGCGGCGAACGAAACGCCGCTGATGTCTGGATGGCCCGCGAGCGTGCTGCAAGGCACGAAGGGCGAGAAAGGCGGCGTCGCGCTGCCTGGCGATACGCGCGATGCGTGGTGGTCGATTCTGCTGCCGCTCGCGCCGGGCGTCATTCTCCGCTCGGGCGACCTCATCGCTGACGAACTCGGGCGGCGCTACATCATTTCGAGCGCGGAACTGACCGACCTCGGCTGGCGGCTCACCGCGCAACAGGGGCAGACATGAGCGACGTTTCCGATGTGCAAAACGTGCTCGTCGGCCTAATCGCCGGCTGGCTCTATCCGAACGGCACGAATCAACCTTCGGCGGTCGGATTCAATGTCCGCGTAGGCGCGGGATGGCCGACTGCGGTCACGCTTGATGCGGACCTCGCGCAAGGCGTCGCGCAGGTTTCCGTCTATGCGACGCCGCAGGAGCGCAAGACGACGCGCTACATGCAGGGCTGGCAACCGCGTGACACGTTCGCCCCAACGATCACGCTCGCGAAGGCGGGTAGCGTCGTCACGGTCGGCGGCGCACTGCCCTCGCCGTTCTCGGCGCAAAACCTCGCGATATTCGTCGGGAACTCGCCTTATTCCTACTCGGTGCAGCCGACCGACACGCTCGCCAGCATCGCCGCGGCGCTCGCCGCAATCATCGCGCAGGACTATCCCGGCACGACAAGCGCAGGCGCAAATATCACCCTGCCCGCGAACGCCGCTATCGGCGCGCTTCGAACGGGCGGCACAGGAACCGCGATCAAGGTCATCAAGAATCAAGACCGCGTGTTTCAAATCACGCTTTGGTGCAGCACGCCCGTGCAACGCACGGCGCTCGCAAACGTGATCGATCCGAATCTCGCCGACCTTGTGTTTCTCGCGATGCCCGATGGCTTCAACGCGCGAATCGTCTACATGGATAGCCCGCAGCAGGACATCGGCGAGAAAGCGCGGCTGTTTCGTCGTGATTTTCGTTATCGCGTCGATTACGCGACGACGAAGGTATCGGACGCTCCGCAAGTCATTGTCGGCGACCTGAACATCGTGACCGATGCCGGCGCCGTTCTCAAACCCGTCTAGGAACCCTATGGCAAAGCAAGACGACGCGGCGACGTTCGATTACGAACTCGTCGTGCTGCATCAATTCGGCTTCACCGAGCGCGGAACGCGCATCAGTGACGCGGCCGAAATTCAGAAGGTCATCGACGAAGGCCACGCCGACAAGTGCGTGAAGGTCGCGAAGGAGGCTAAATAATGCCGATTTATTCCCTTGGCAGTCTCAACGTCTCCGCTCTCTCCGCGCCCGGCGTCTATCTCCAAATCAAGGCGCCCCCGCTGATCATCAACGGCGTGCCGTCGAACGTGCTCGGCGCGGTCGGCATTGGCTCGTGGGGTCCGGTGAACGCGCCGGTTCTCGTCGGCTCGCCCAATGATGTGGCGCAATGGCTCGGCGACAAGCAGGTTCGCAAATACGACCTCGCTACCGCGATGGACGTGTTCTTCCTGCAAGGCGCGACCGCGATCCAATACGTGCGCGTCACGGACGGCACCGACGTCGCGGCGACCGGCAAGATGATGGACACGAACGGAACGCCCGCAATCGGCGCGAACCTGACGGCGATCTACACCGGCACGCGCGGCAACTCGATCACCGCCGCCGTCACCGCGGGCACGAAGTCGA